TATAAAGCACTTTATATATAAGTTTTATACTTGTTTCCCTTTAATAGGTATTGGTATATAATAATTAATATATAAATACTATTATAATTAATTTATATATAGTATAACATATGTTAAGTATTTATTATATATTTCAATTATGACTTATTATATATAAAGATTATGACTTATTATATATAAAAATATACCAATACCTATTAAAGGGAAACAAGTATAAAACTTATATATAAAGTGCTTTATAAGCCCAAACACATATGGGATAACTAAAGAGGGGGACTCGAGAGAGGCAGGGAGGGGGCTATAATGAACTATACATATTATTGACCCCCAAAAGGACATACAAAATGGAGCAGGAGGCAAGGGGTAAGCCTTTTTTGCCTATTTTCAGGGGTAAGCTTTTTTGCTTATTTTCAGGCGTCCCTCTGGTTTTATAATTTATGGTATTGTTAAATGGTTCATGCTATGTGAGATAAAGGTTGTTGTCAAATTCAACCATTGCGAAGGTCTCAGCTTCAATGGTGACGACCAATAACTTCATAAATTCAATATTCCTATCTTGCAATTAAATTTCGGGGCGGCATGCCTTTTTTGCCTATTTTTACCCTTTTTTCTTCTATTTTACCCCCTTTTCTTTTATTTTTACTCCCTTTCCCCTCTATTTTAACCTCTTTTTTACTAGTTTTCGGTGAGCTTATTGTAATTCAAAACCATTTCTGCTAGTTTCGGGGCAGAGACGTTTTGTTCCGTTTTGTCTCTTTATTTTATCCTTTTTCAGCGAGACTCCTAAACAAACGTTTTACTTGTCGTTGCTAAATAAAAAGAATATACATTTGTTTAGATATAGTATATATTGTATTGAGATGATTTAATCATGTTGTTCCAAAACCTGATTTTTCATATCAATCTTAAATAACAACCGTTTCGAATAAAATAGTTATACTGGTATATAGTTATTAGTTAGGGGTATATAGTTAGGGGTATATAAATATCAATTATAGAAAGTATTATTTTAACTCCTCGTCGGCTTTTGATTGTTAACTAATTCCAAATACATATGGTTAAAAGGAGCATACAGAATGAAAAATGTTTGAGAGGGTATCTACTTTGGATTTTGTTCCCGTGTGCTACTTTCTGTGTGTTTTAAAAAAAATAGTGTCCCTGATAAATGGAGGATAAAGTGAGTATATAGGTAATTATAATAAAAAGTATATAAAAAAGATTGACAAAATAAAGTTTATGTTATAGAATATCTTTATGAAAAGAAAAAGAATGAAGTTTGGAGAAATTGATTTAGATAGTGAAGAAGTTTATATTGATAAACAGAAACGCATATCGTTTTTTGTTGTTGAACCTTTTTCTCAGCAACGATTGAATTTCTATTACTTTAAGTTAGCTCAAGCATTAGAAGAAAATAAAAACAGAATAGTGTTCAAAACTATAAATGATGAGATCTTACCTTATAACAAATTAGCGTTAATGGATTATCTCAAAGTTTCAAGAGCTTATTTCGATATGATATTTCGTGTTATGAGTCATAACGGAGTAATTATGCAAGTTAAGGTTTTCAATATTATGGAATATTATATAAATCCTCGTTTTGTGTTTTGCGGAGATAAGATTCCTGTTTTTTTATTGAATATGTTTAGGTATGATGTAGATAAATTATATGGTGAACATCTTATAGATGTTAGAAAAACATTGTATGAAAAAAAGGAGAGTAATTATGAAAATTATCGAAAAAAAGGTAACAGAGTTAATTCCATACGAAAATAATCCGCGCGTTAACAGTCATGTGGTTGATGTAGTAAAAGCATCTATTCAGGAATTTGGATTTAAAGTTCCCATTGTTATCGATGAAAACAATGTTATAGTTACCGGTCATACTCGATTAAAAGCGGCGTTAAAACTAAATATGGATGTTGTTCCTTGTATTATAGCATCGGATTTAACGAAAGATCAAATAAGAGCCTTTCGATTAGTGGATAATAAAACCTCTGAGCTTTCTTTTTGGAATGAAGATAAATTAAATGCCGAGTTGACGCAAATAACTCTTAACATGGAAGACTTTTCTTTTGATATTCCTACTGATATTGATTTCAATGTTGATGAAATAACTGAAGATATAGATCATGATAATATTCCTGAAAAAGTTGATTCCAGAGTAAAAGCAGGTGATATTTGGTTGTTAGGTAGACATAGGTTGATGTGTGGGGATAGTACTGTTCAAAAAGATGTTGACCAGTTAATGGACGGGAAAGAGGCAGAGATGTTGTTTACCAGTCCTCCATATTCTGATATGAGAGAATATCACGGAGACAAAAATTTGAGTGTAACTAATTTAGTTAATTTTATTTCGACGTTTAAAAATTATACTAAATATCAAGTAATAAATCTAGGAATTAAAAGAAAAGATCATGATATTATTCAATATTGGGATGAGTATATAGCTAAAGCCAAAGAAGTTGGATATAAACTTATAGCTTGGAATGTTTGGAAGAAAACAAGTGGTGCAGGGAGTATTGGAAATCAACGAGCGTTGATGCCGATTGTTCATGAATGGTTATTTGTTTTTGGTGAACGAGTAAAGGAAATAAACAAAACATGGGAAAAAGTTGGTGATGGGAAACAAATAAAAAAACTTTCTAAAAAAAGAAATACTGATGGAAGTTATACTGAATTTGGACCTGGTAATTCTTCATCAAAATACAAAAAAATGGAATCTGTTTTAGAAACCACCGCCGCTGTAGGTCCTTCGGGTCATGAGCATCCAGCTATATTCCCTGTAATATTACCCGAAGAATATATCAAAGCGATGACGGAAAATAATGAAATAGTAATAGATCCTTTTATGGGTTCAGGTACAACGATGATAGCTGCTGAAAAAACTGAAAGAGTTTGTTATGGAATGGAATTGGATAATATATATTGTGATATAGTATTAAAACGATGGGAAACTATTACGGGATTAGAAGCTAAACTTATTCATCGGAAACAAGATTGAGGAGAATAGTTAATGTCACGAAAAAAGGTTGATATAAATTGGGATGGTATAAGAGCTCAATATATTTATTCAACGGATGGAATTAGTTTAGCTGAATTAGCCAAAGCTTGCCGAAAAAAAGGAATGAATGTATCTCAAGGAACAATAGGTAATCGTGCTGCAGCTGAAAATTGGGTTGAGCAACGACAAACATATAGAAATGCTATATCTAAAAATGTGGAAAAGAGAATAACTACTCAAATAACCAAAAGAAGAATAGATAACGTAAAAATGGTTGACGCCTTGACTAAATTGGGTGCGAAAAACTTGTTAATGAAATTAAACAGTGACCCTGAGTTTGTTTTATCTGCATCAGATATAGACAAACTTATGAGGCTTCAAGAATTTCTTTTGGGATTTTCAGATTCAAGGCAGGAAAAAAGAATAAAGTTAGAAAAACCTTTGGAAGACATGAGTGATGAAGAACTCGATAAAATAAAAGACAAAATGATACAAGCTACTTTCGAGGTAATAGATGACGAAAGTAAATAAAGAAATAACTCAAGAACAACTTGAATTAGAAATTTTACGTCGTGAAAAAATACGTCGGGAATCTTTTCGTAAAAAATTTTCTATAGAAGCTAAAGAAGGGTTTTGGGAATTTTGTAAATATATAGACCCGTTATTTTTTTTAGAAGAAAAAACCTTATTAAAGGAATTAGTAACTATATTGCATGATGTAACTTGTGGAATATATAAAAAAGTAGTAATATCGATGATGCCTCGTTCTGGAAAATCTTATACAGTTTCGATGTGGTGTTTATGGATGTTAGGTCATTTCCCGGATAAAACTATTATGCGTAATACTTATGGGGCTCGATTAGCTAACAAATTTTCCAGAGATATCCGGAACATGATAGGTATTCCGGGTGAAAGAGAAACTGAGGTAAATAAAAAAGTAGCAAAAGTCTTCCCTCACTTAAAGTTATCAGCGGATAAAAAGTCTGTAGAAGAATGGGCGTTGATAACTGCCAAAGATGTTTCGTATTTTTGTGGTGGAGCTGGAGGGGCTATTACAGGGCTTGGATGTAACTTAGCGATGATATTAGATGATCCGATAAAAAATATTGAAGAAGCTCAATCTGAAAACCGGTTAGAAGATATAGAATCATGGTATCATTCTACTCATAGGACTAGAGCCGAATTAAGTTCTGGTTGTGCTGAAATTATAATAATGACTAGATGGTCTATTAGAGATACTATAGGACAAAGACTTGCATCTGAAAAAAATGAATGGAAGGAATTTATTTATCCGGCAATAAAAGATGAAAAATCTATTTGTGAAGCAATAGCCCCGACTAATGAATTATTAAAAATCAGGCAAGGAATGATACAGGCTAATATGGAAAGTGTATGGTGGGCTCTTTATATGGGTCAACCTTATGAAGAAAAGGGAAGACTTTTTCCGCCTACGAACTTAAAAAGGTTTACAAAAGAAGAACTGAAAACTATAGATTCAAATTTAGTGATGTCATTCGTTGATTTTGCTGACGGTGGTGGTGACTTTTTCGCAGCTATATTTGGGTTATTAGATAATAATTTGGTTTATATTGTTGACGTTTTGTTTTCCAAAAAGAGTTCGAAAGAAATAGAAGCGGAGTTAATGTCTAAAATATTGGTTAAAAAGCCTCTAAAAATGATATTTGAGTCTAATTCAGGAGGAAAATTATATGCAAGAATGATACGTAAACAAATCAATTCGATTATTAATACTTCTATTCAGTGTAAAAGAACAGACACTAACAAAATGTCCAGGATAATAAGTTGGTCTGGAATAATTATTGATAATTTTAGATTTTTATCTGCATCAGAATATTCTCCCGGATCGTATTATGATTTATTTATGAAAAATTTGACAAGTTTTACCAGAGATGGTAAAAACAAAAATGATGATGCCCCTGATTGTTGTTCTGGATTGGCGGCTGCGATAGGTATAAAGAGTAAATTAAAGTTTCATATTATTTAGAGAGGTAGATAAATGAATAAAACAGATTTTTATGAATTTAGTATAGAAAAAGGAGACATAAAGCTATATCCGGCTGGTATACCAAAAGAAATAGTTCAATTCGCAACTAACAACAATTGTGTTTTGCATCCGGTAAATATGTTTGCGTTAGCTTCTTTAGTAGATTCAGACCCTACTCATCGAGCTTGTTTAGATATAAAAACAATGATGGTATCTGGGCTAGGCTATCAATTTTTAAATAAAAAAGCAGAAAAGAACAAAGACTTTAAAAAATTCATTGATAGTCCTAACATGGATGTTTTTATGACATTTCAAGATTTGTTAACTGCTTCCACTTTTGATTTTATGGTTTTTGGAAACACTTATTTAGATTTTATTCAAGTTGGTAAGCAAAAAGCACTTTATCATTTGATTGCCCGTGATGTTTATATCAAGCCTAAAAAAATAGGTGGGGTAGCAATCCCTAGAATTGCTGATTCTTATTATCAAATATTATCAGGTGGGAATCAACATACAGAATTTAGATCGTTAATGGATGGTGAAACAGTTAAAAAAGCACAACATTATTTAGCCCATTTCTATCAATACACTCCGGTTTCTAGTTATTATGGGCTACCTAGTTATTTACCAGCTATTCAAAACATTTCGGAAAATGTGTTGATTCGTAATCATGGTATAAGATTCTTTAGTAATTCTGCTAGACCTGATTTAGCTTTGTTAATTTCTAATGGTGATGTTTCTGATAAAGAAATCGAAAAGATAAAAACACAATTATCTACTTATCACAAAGGCATAGAAAACGCTCATCGATTTTTTGTGTTTTCTATAGAAGGAGAAAATGCTAAAGTAGAGTTAAAAGAAATATCAAAAACAATAGATGGACAATTCTTAAAAGAAAGTGAAAAAAACAGAGATGAGATAGCCCGCATTCATCAAATACCTCCAAAAGTGTTAGGTATATCTTCAGCCGGCTCTTTAGGTTCTGGCTCGGAAACTATAGGGGCTTTAAAGAATTTTGTAGAAACCTCTATTAAGCCTTTACAATTACGTTATGAGTCTTTTATAAACAAAGTATTATATATTATGTTTGGGTTTAATCCCGAGATAAAGTTTAATCAAATAGACTTAACCAATGAAAAAGACGATGCTATTATTTATTCTATGTTATCTCGAATAGTTGATATCAATGGAAAGCCAGCTATGACGGTTACTGAGATAAGAGAAAAGTTAAGTCTTCCAGTCGAGCCGGAAGGGGCTCTTATGGTTAAACCTGCGTCGAATGATAAGTTAGGGACTGATTCTACCGGTAAGCCTAAAGCTGGAGTTGCTTTAGACCAGCAAAGTAAAATAGAAACATTAGACGAAGAAACACCGAAAATAAAACCAAATTAAATAAAATAATTAATAAATATTTGACAAATATTTATTATCAGTTATAAATAACTCAGATAAGAAATAAAGGAGTAAGTATGAGAAAGCTTGAAGATGTTACAATACAATTTGTTTCTATCGTGACTAAGGGAGCTAATAAAAGAAAATTCTTTTTAACTAAAGAAGATAAACAGAATGATTCTAATGTCACGTTTTCAGTCAAAACTATATTCGATAAAGAAGATCCATTGAAATTAGTATATGGAGTAGTTTATGAACCTGATATCGAAGATGCACATGGTGATATTATGGATGCCGTAGAGATCGAGAAAATGGCACATAACTTTTTAGTTAATTATCGACTAGTAGATAAAAATCACAACAAATTACCCGGTGCTGGGGATGTTGCTGAAAGTTATATTGCTCCTGTTGATTTTCAAATTGGGAAAGAAATCATTACTAAAGGTTCGTGGGTACTAGTTACCAAAGCAGATGATGAAGTTTGGGAACAAATTCAAAAGGGAGAGTTTACGGGATATTCCATGTCGGGATGGGCTAATAAAGTCAAAGAAATTGAAAAAGAAAGTTCACAAGACCTATTTATTCGAATAGCTAAACATTTTAATATCGATATGAAAACACCTATCTTTAAAGATTTTGCTCAAGAAGTTCAAAATATGGAAAACAACGATATATATACTTATCTTAGATTGTTAACCATTGCCATAGATGATATAAAATGGACTTCGAATGATAAAGCTAAAATGAAAGAAGATATTTTATCTTGTATAAAGCAATTCGAAACTAAAATAAAGTCTATGACATTTGAAGTGCTGAAAAGCGATAATGGAGACGATGATGATAAACCAAAGTTGGAAAAAACTAAAGGAGAAAAAATGAAAGATGAAGCTTTAAAAACAGAACAACCTGATGTTGTTAAACCTATTGTTGAGCCCGTTACAAAAGAAAATGGCTCTGAACAGTCGCTAGAAGACAATTCAAAAAACTTAAATGAACTTAAAAAAGAAATGGCTGAATTAAAAAAAAGTTTAGAAGAAATATCTAATGTTCTTTTAGCTAATCAATCTAAAGTTGGTCTTGAGAAAACCGCTGACAGCAAAAAGCCTATTATTGGGTTTTTCGCTAAAACCGTATAACAGGAGAAAAAAATGACTACAGAAAAAGTTTTAAAGTTATTAGCTAAAGCTTTTACAGATGAAGAAAACGTTGGAAATTTAACAGATGGCGTAAATCCAACCGCTGCTGCTCTTTTAATTGGAGCAGGATATGAAGTACGAAAATCAGATGGATCTCCATATGATATTACACCTATAGAAAAAGTGGACATATTGCAAGAATTTAACAGAAACGATCAATATACCGGACAAACTGCTAAAGAAAGGTTAGCATTGGTATTTGATCATAGTGAATTTATCAAAAGATATCAAATTAAGTATGGTGACCAATTAACAATTCCGATTGACCTTCGTGGTTCTCTCCCGGAACAACTTGTTTCATCTATTCGTGCAGGTACTCAAACGGGAATTAATAGCCGTGAATTAGGAGCTGTATTTGGTGTTGAGATGTTTTTAGTTCACATGGAATTACAAAAAGATATTCCTATAGAACTTATTAGAAATAATCTATATAATCCTAATTTTGAAGCTGAAATAGATGCGATGCTAAATACTGAATTAGCTAATGACTTTTTAAGATTAGCTACCAATGGGTATAGTGACGCTTATTCTTCTATTGGTTCGGATTTCTATACATTATCTATTGGACATGAAAAGATACTTCAAACAGCAAATGGGTCTTGGACTAATTCTAATGGAACTTCTTTAGTATTAGGTAGATGGGGTAATAGAGTTACTCCTAACAAAGTGGATATTGGCTGTGTAACTAGTATATCTGCCGCTACTGAAGCTCCTACTGCTGTAGAGATTCTTCAAATATTTGATGGGCTAATAGATAATCATCCACATGATTACAAAAATCGTAAAAATTATTTAATAGTCTCTCCAGAAGAATATGATCTTTATGTAAGGGCGAGAGCGTCTTCTGTGGCTGTAAAAGATGCAGGTCTTGGAAACGCTACTACGGATGTAGGGGTTAATACGGTTTTTAGAGATAATTTGACTAGTACTTGGATAGCTCCTCCTTATCGTGGAAGTGAAGTTATCGTCAATCCCTATAAAAAGTACATAGGTCAATCTTATTCTGGAACAGAGGTTATTCCTAATATTATTTTTGCTCCCCTTGAAGAATTTTACATAGGAGCTCAACAACGTATAGACCAACATCGTAGATACAATGCTCGTTCAGAAGCAGGTGGTCCAGCTATTGAAATAACCAAACATTTTTGGTTAGATTTTCAGATTAGAAACAGAGAAGCTTGTTCTATAGCTTTTTATGGTGCAACGTGTGAAACTTTAGTTTTAGCTGATTCGGATGATATCAAAGCTGGGGCTTATATTTCTGGAGACCTTACTGCCGTTGATACTGTTTATCCTTATTGCGATACTAAGGGAGTAAGAATTTTTGTAGCTCTTGCTGATGATAATCAAGCCACTGCTACGGCGTTACTTGCTGATTTAGCTACCGCAGTAGCTGCTCTCGGCACTGGAGATGAATCTACTGCAGAATTATCTCCAGGAGAAGCTTATACCCTTGCTGAAATCGGTGGAGATAAAACTTATTTTGCTTTCAGGGCTTTTAAAGACGGAGTGTTAACGCCTTCTACTGTTGTTGAACATAGTTTAGATATATCATAAAGAAGGAGATAAAATATGGGTGAATCAAAATCTAAAGGCATAAAAGAGTTTATAGAGCTGAAGACAACTGCCACAAGCGAGATAGAATTAAAGCAGTTAGCAAGAGAAACAGGCCTTTTAGAATTAAGTCTTGAGGAGCTAAAGAATCTTGCAGGATTTTTAAAAATAAATCTTAAAGGTAAATCTAGTAAAAAAGATATTGCACAAACTATAGCTAGAAAGAGAGCATTTCTTTTTGAAAACAAAAGTATTTAAAAAGTAATGTATAAATATAATTTATGCGTGAGGAGATATAATGTCTGAAACACATAAAACTCGTGTTACAGATTTAGCTAAAAAATTAGCTCAATTATCAACTGCGGCTAACGGTCGGTTTAACGCAGTATTTGAAGAAATTTACAGTTTAGCCTCCTCACGCATGGATTCACAACTTGGCAGCTCTGGCTATGGTGATTATGTTGCACTTTTTGAAAGTTCCTCTTCCTCTAGAGATTCGGAGTATTATGAATTGTCTAAAGGTGAACGTAAGCTGCGTATGCTGGAGACTGCCGAGGCTTATTACCTTTTGTATTATTTTGTGTTATCTTTAAGGGAGCTTCAAAACAAATCTGTTTTGTTAGATGTAAAAGAATTTGGTGATGGTTCTTTGAAACCATCTGAAGTGAATGAATTGATAAGAATGAGGCATCAATATCTAAAAGAGGGTGATTCTATTTGTTCGTCTTTTGGGTATAGTGGTGGAGTTAACGTCGGGTCAGTGTGAAAAGATAAATTAAAAAGGAGCAAAAATGTCTTTATTATGCGATGCTTTTTCTGTTTTAGACTTAATAAAATCTAAAATAGAATTGTTATTTACTCATGAAATATTTGATCATGCTGATGATGGAGATTATATTGTATTTAAATTTAAAAGTGCTCATCTTTTTCAGGCTAATGAAGTTTTGAATATTTCTGGAGTGGTTGACGACAAAGGTGAACCGATAGAAGATTATAACGCTGCTTTTGTAGTATACAGTATAGTAGACTCAACATCTGTATTAGTTGCAAAAGAACAAATCGTTTTTGGTAGCAGTATAGAATATAATGAACTTGCTAATATTGAAAATGCTGTTGCGACAAATGTACGGGTATATAATGATCCCGGAATAGAATTTGATGTAACTGAATACCCTGTTGTGATAATAGACATGACGATTACTTCTGTAATACCTACTTCATCTAATTCTTTTGTTGCAGGAGAAACCAATTTTCCCATAAGAGTCCTTCATAGAATAGATCATTTTCCACTTGGAGATGCTATTCAGTTAAGGGCTTGTAGATATTTTGTTGCATATAAATTGCAACAAATTTTAAATGAACTCAAATTAAAAATAAGCTCAGAAATCGGAAGAGTAGAAACAATATGGGGTTCAGAAGAAATTTCGATGATAGGGGCTACTGTTAATAAATAGTTTAAAAAGGAGTATAAAATGACTTATGTGGTAGGAAATGCTAATGCTAAAAAAAATAATTATACCGTCTATTTGAGACCTCATGGGGTAAATGGCGGCGGATCGGATGACGACTGGACATCGGGATTTGTTAGTATTGATATTGTTGACCTAAAACCAAATGACGGTGAAACGGACGCTGAATGGGCTGCAGGCGGAACATTCTTAAATGGTGAGTTTGGTGCAATTGGTGAATTAGACGAAAAACCATCGATTAAAGGCTCAGAAGGAGAAGAAAGGGGTACTGCTTCTGGAGATTCTATCACTATCTCAGAAATGATAGAGAGCTCAATGAATCAGATAGAAGTCACGAAGGGCAATTACGAAGCATTAAGAGCTTTAGCTGCGAATGGTCCGGTTGACATTTTATTTTATGATGCAGAAAATGCAGCCGCTTCTGTTGGAGCAAGAAAGATGAATATGAAAGTCTTTCTTAGTATAGCCGGCAATGAATTAAATACAATCGAATTATCTTTTAAAAAGGAAGCTGGTGATTTAGATGATTATTTCTCTTTTATTACAATGGATGCGTAATAATAAATAAAATAATATCAGCCTTGTTTTGTATAAACAGAGCGAGGCTGATATTTTGTTTCTAAAAGAAATAAAAGGAGATATTATGACTTATATTGTTGGTCAGGCAAGTGCTAAAAAACATAATTACAGAGTATTTGTAAG